ATAGCGTAGCGTCTCGTGGGCTCGGAGATGTGTATAAGAGACAGCTCTAATACTGACGTATTAGAGAGTGCCACAGCAGACAAAAAGTCTGACAAGAAAAAACCTTCCGTTAGCTGTCAGGATGTTGTCGATGCTTACCACGAAATCCTTCCTGAAGCGCCAAGAATCCGCGCACTGAATGACAAGCGTAAAAACCAGATCCGAACGTTCTGGCGCAAAGCCGGAGTGATAACCCGCCAGCTTGACGGGCATGGGTTCACGATGCAGGACTGGAGAAATTATTTGAGCTACGTAGGCGAAAATTGCCGATGGATGTTCGAAGAGCGTCCAAACCATCAACGCGGAACCGTCTGGCACAAAAAGGGATTTGATTTCCTGCTTAACGACAATACCTACCTGAAAGTTCGTGAGGGTGAACACGATGACCGATAATTTTTATGCGCCGCCCCATAGCATCGAGGCTGAGCAGGCGGTGATTGGTGGATTGCTTCTGGATGATGACAGCAGTGAGCGCGTCCAGAAAGTTCTGGCGATGCTGAAGCCTGATTCATTTTACAGCCGACCACACAAAATCCTTTTCGAAGAAATAACCAGAATGCACCGGGAGCAAAAGCCAGTAGATGGCCTGACGCTTTTCGATGAACTGGAGCGTAAATCGTTAACGGCGTCTGTTGGCGGTTTTGCTTATATCGCTGAGATCGCAAAGAACACGCCAAGCGCCGCAAACATCGTTGCCTATGCAATGCAGGTTCGTGAAACCGCAATGGAACGCTACGCCATTAACCGCATGACTGAAGCGACGGAATTGCTCTATTCACGCAACGGAATGACTGCAACGCAGAAGTACGAAGCTATTCAGGCGATTTTCACGCAACTGACAGACCATGCAAAAACCGGATCGCGTCGCGGCCTTCGCTCATTTGGTGAGGTCATGGAAGACTGGGTTAGCGACCTTGAGAAGCGATTTGACCCGTCAGGCGAACAACGGGGAATGAGCACAGGGATCCCATCGCTGGACAGGATGCTGTCGCCGAAAGGTCTGGTGAAAGGCTCTCTGTTTGTCATTGGCGCTCGCCCTAAGATGGGGAAAACGACGCTATACAGCCAGATGGCAATCAACTGCGCAGTGCATGAGAAAAAGCCCGCTCTGATGTTCAGCCTTGAAATGCCAGGTGATCAGATACTGGAAAAACTGGTAGGACAGAAGTCAGGTGTTAACCCGAATATTTTTTACCTTCCGGCGACAAATGACGCTGATGACGGCTATCAGGGTGATTACGATGGTGACTTCAACAGGGCGATCGAAACAGCCAATCGCTTGAGTGAAATCGACCTGCTTTACATCGACGACACGCCGGGATTATCTCTGGCTCAAATCGTCAGCGAAAGCCGTCGAATCAAACGAGAAAAAGGATGCGTTGGCATGATTCTGGTCGATTACCTGACGCTAATGACCGCTGAAAAGGCCGATCGTAACGACCTTGCCTACGGCATGATCACCAAAGGACTGAAGAACCTTGCCAAAGAGCTTGATTGCGTTGTTGTGCTTCTGACACAGCTTAACCGCGCACTGGAAAGCCGAACCAATAAACGCCCATTACCAAGTGACTCACGAGATACAGGGCAGATTGAACAGGATTGCGATTATTGGGTGGGGATCCATCGTGAAGGTGCTTTTGATGACAGTGTTCCACCTGGTGAAACCGAACTAATCCTTCGTCTCAATCGTCATGGCAATACCGGCACGGTGTATTGCATTCAGGCAAATGGAGCTATTTATGACACAGACCAACAGTCTGCTGAAATGCGCCGCCGTGAACGCGAGGAACCGCAGTCCAAGAAGAAAGGAGGATTCTGATGACCATCTACATCACTGAGCTAATAACAGGCCTGCTGGTAATCGCAGGCCTTTTTATTTGGGGGAGGGTAATTGGAGGCTTTAAGAAATGAGTACGATAGTTGAGCTTGTCCGCGCCGACTTTCAGGAGAACATTGGTCGTGCAAAGCGGTACTGGTCTGCTTCCAGACTTCCGACTGGTGAGAGACAGAAAAACGCCCCTAAGCCACGTAGCTATCCGCGTGACCGCGTTCTTCGCCGGTTGGTTAAAATCGATACTGATTTTCAGTGTGACAGAATTATCCGGAACCTGGATTTAAAGTGAAGGAGTGAGCATGACAAATCAGGAGCAAATAGAGTTCATCCTTGAGCAGATCCGAAAAATGCGAGAAAAGAACCAGCCAGACATGATGGAAATATGGAGACGCCAGCAGGAAGAATACCGCAAGCATATTTTTGGTGAGAGAAAACAGGATGAATGGAGCCTATATGACTATGGCACCAGGACAAATAAAAACGGATATAGCCTTTACACATATTGAGGAATTCCATGAAACAGACAATTTTCCTCAGGAGTAAGCAACAACAGCAAGCCGCAATCAACGCCATCCTCGCAACACCACTCGATAAAGACAAGCCAGTCACCATCCGCATTACTGACTACAAGCGCAACCTTGACCAGAACGCGAAATTTCACGCGATGCTGGCGGATATCGCTCGTCAGGTTCAATGGTGCGGCAAATGGTTAAAACCAGAACAATGGAAGGTTTTGTTGATAAGCGGTCATGCAGTGGCAACAAAGCAGGAAGCTGATGTTTTGCCCGGCCTTGAAGGCGAATACGTCAACATTCGCGAAAGCAGCGCGCAGATGAGCGTGAAGCGTATGGCAAGTCTGATCGAGTACACAACAGCCTGGGCTATTGGTCAGGGTGTCAGATTTACCGACAGGAGGTACGAATGAGACGACAGCGACGAAGTATCACCGACATCATCTGCGAAAACTGCAAATACCTTCCAACGAAGCGCTCCAGAAATAAACCCAAGCCAATCCCAAAAGAATCTGACGTAAAAACCTTCAACTACACGGCTCACCTGTGGGATATCCGGTGGCTAAGACATCGTGCGAGGAAATGACAATGGATTATTCACAGTTAAGTGATTTTGAAATTAACGTGGCGGTATTCGAAGCCATTCATAACGGATCACCGGATTACAAAGAAGGTGAGAATGGCGATATGGTGTTTGTCTCATTTGAGGGAGACATTGTAAACGGAGACGCAGTTGAAGTAGAAGTTGAGCGCGGATCCTTTAACCCATGCGCAAACCCAGCAGACGCATGGCCGATTATTGAAAAATACAGGATTAGCATTATCAATCTCGATGAAGACGAGTGGGGTGCACGCGGTGTGGCCTACTGTAAATCTAAGCGAGCTATACATGAAAATCCCCTCCGCGCCGCCATGATTGTCTTTCTCATGATGCAGAGAATCCAATAATGCTTAGCCCATCCCAATCCCTTCAATACCAGAAAGAAAGCGTCGAGCGGGCTTTAACGTGCGCTAACTGCGGTCAGAAGCTGCATGTGCTGGAAGTTCACGTGTGTGAGCACTGCTGCGCAGAACTGATGAGCGATCCGAATAGCTCAATGTACGAGGAAGAAGACGATGGCTAAACCAGCGCGAAGACGATGTAAAAACGATGAATGTCGGGAATGGTTTCACCCTGCATTCGCTAATCAGTGGTGGTGCTCTCCAGAGTGTGGAACCAAGATAGCACTCGAACGACGAAGTAAAGAACGCGAAAAAGCGGAAAAAGCAGCAGAGAAGAAACGACGACGAGAGGATCAGAAACAGAAAGATAAACTTAAGATTCGAAAACTCGCCTTAAAGCCCCGCAGTTACTGGATTAAACAAGCCCAACAAGCCGTAAACGCCTTCATCAGAGAAAGAGACCGCGACTTACCATGTATCTCGTGCGGAACGCTCACGTCTGCTCAGTGGGATGCCGGGCATTACCGGACAACTGCTGCGGCGCCTCAACTCCGATTTGATGAACGCAATATTCACAAGCAATGCGTGGTGTGCAACCAGCACAAAAGCGGAAATCTCGTTCCGTATCGCGTCGAACTGATTAATCGCATCGGGCAGGAAGCAGTAGACGAAATCGAATCAAACCATAACCGCCATCGCTGGACTGTCGAAGAGTGCAAGGCGATCAAGGCAGAGTACCAACAGAAACTCAAAGACCTGCGAAATAGCAGAAGTGAGGCCGCATGACGTTCTCAGTAAAAACCATTCCAGACATGCTCGTTGAAGCATACGGAAACCAGACAGAAGTAGCACGCAGACTGAAATGTAGTCGCGGTACGGTCAGAAAATACGTTGATGATAAAGACGGGAAAATGCACGCCATCGTCAACGACGTTCTCATGGTTCATCGCGGATGGAGTGAAAGAGATGCGCTATTACGAAAAAATTGATGGCAGCAAATACCGAAATATTTGGGTAGTTGGCGATCTGCACGGATGCTACACGAACCTGATGAAAAAACTGGAGACGATAGGATTCGACACCAAAAAAGACCTGCTTATCTCGGTTGGCGATTTGGTCGATCGCGGTACAGAGAACGTCGAATGCCTGGAATTAATCACATTCCCCTGGTTCAGAGCTGTACGTGGAAACCATGAGCAAATGATGATTGATGGCTTATCAGAGCGCGGAAACGTCAATCACTGGCTGCTTAATGGCGGTGGCTGGTTCTTTAATCTCGATTACGACAAAGAAATTCTGGCCAAAGCTCTTGCCCATAAAGCAGATGAACTTCCGTTAATCATCGAACTGGTGAGTAAAGATAAAAAATATGTCATCTGCCACGCCGATTATCCTTGTGACGAATACGAGTTTGGAAAGCCAGTTGATCATCAGCAGGTAATCTGGAACCGCGAACGAATCAGCAACTCACAAGACGGGATCGTGAAAGAAATTAAAGGCGCTGACACGTTCATCTTTGGTCATTCGCCAGCAGTGAAACCGCTCAAATTTGCCAACCAGATGTATATCGATACCGGCGCAGTGTTCTGCGGAAATCTCACATTGATTCAGGTACAGGGAGAAGGCGCGTGGGCATAAGAGAACTAAACCTCACCAAAGAACAGCATGAGTGGCTGAATGGCTGGCTTGAACTGTGGGGCGCATGGGTTTATTCAGGTCGTCTGGAAAAGCGCATGAGCAGCGTAATAGCGAAGTTCATGGAGAGCGTAGAGCCGGGAAGAGTTATGACAAGGCCAATGTGCAATGATGATGATGGAATGTTGATTTCTCAGGTCGTTGATTCCGTCATGTACATTGACAAGAAAGCCTTTGGCATCCTCCTCAGCTACTACGCTCATGGTTCATCTAAGCGAGCAATTGCATCCTACTATCACGCGACTGCAAAGCCACGCAAGATGTGTGGACGTGGTGGCGAGGGATGGAGAAAACCTTCACTGGCAACCTGTAGAAACGAAATTGACGACATCCTGAAAGCGTCATTATTTGTTTTATACCAGCCAATGCAAAATGCTTTCAAAATGCGTAAACGTGTTGAGAAAGTTAAGCATGTTGCTGTTAAAAACCTTGACATGCAATTATCCATTTAGCCATAATTAGAAGGTAAGCTGCCGTTAGTGACTCTTAAGTTGCAACGGTGGCTTTTTTGTTTGCACAACAGGTAAGAGCATTGAACCCGCAGACCTCGCGGAATTGGTGAAAGGTGCCGCGCAGTACTCTTATCGTTGTGGTGAATACGCAGGCTGATGCGTTAATCAGGTGAACGAGACACCCGCCGGTCCGTGATATGGCACACCGTGCCGGTCATATCTGCCGCGGTTAGGTTTACGAGGATTTCGTAAAGCTGGTCTAGGGTGAAGCCGTGAAAGCGGAGGAAGTAAAACGAGGCGTCGGTACACGCCTATCGTCATTAAGTCGGAGTTCAGCACCGACCGCCACAACCCAACCTGAGCCGTAGCCACTGGCTATCCTGAATTCATCAGTGATAGTTATGCTGCGGCCTTCTACACATGACCTTCGTGAAAGCGGGTGGCATGAGGTTGCGCTAACAACCTCCTGCCGTTTTGCCCGTGCATATCGGTCACGAACAAATCTGATTACTAAACACAGTAGCCTGGATTTGTTCTATCAGTAATCGACCTTATTCCTAATTAAATAGAGCAAATCCCCTTATTGTGGGTAAGACATGAAGATGCCAGAAAAACATGACCTGTTAGCCGCCATTCTCGCGGCAAAGGAACAAGGCATCGGGGCAATCCTTGCGTTTGCAATGGCGTACCTTCGCGGCAGATATAATGGCGGTGCGTTTACAAAAACAGTAATCGACGCAACGATGTGCGCCATTATCGCCTGGTTCATTCGTGACCTTCTCGACTTCGCCGGACTAAGTAGCAATCTCGCTTATATAACGAGCGTGTTCATCGGCTACATCGGTACTGACTCGATTGGTTCGCTTATCAAACGCTTCGCTGCTAAAAAAGCCGGAGTAGAAGATGGTGGAAATCAATAATCAACGTAAGGCGTTCCTCGATATGCTGGCGTGGTCAGAGGGAACTGATAACGGACGACAGAAAACCAGAAATCATGGTTATGACGTCATTGTTGGCGGAGAGCTATTCACTGATTACTCCGATCACCCTCGCAAACTTGTCACGCTAAACCAAAAACTCAAATCAACAGCAGCCGGGCGCTATCAGCTTCTTTCCCGTTGGTGGGATGCCTACCGTAAGCAGCTTGGCCTGAAAGACTTCTCTCCCAAAAGTCAGGACGCTGTTGCGCTGCAGCAGATTAAGGAACGTGGCGCTTTGCCGATGATTGATCGCGGTGATATCCGTCAGGCAATCGACCGTTGCAGCAATATCTGGGCTTCACTGCCGGGTGCTGGTTATGGTCAGTTTGAGCATAAGGCTGATAGCCTGATTGCAAAATTCAAAGAAGCAGGCGGAACGGTCAGAGAGATTGAAGTATGAGTAGAGTAACCGCGATTATCTCTGCTCTGGTTATCTGCATCATCATCTGTCTGTCATGGGCTGTTAATCATTACCGTGATAACGCTATCGCCTACAAAGAGCAGCGCGATAACAAGGCCAGTGAACTGGAGAAGGCGAACGCCACCATTACTGACATGCAGCAGCGCCAGCGTGATGCTGATGCACTCGATGCTAAATACACGAAGGAGTTAGCTGATGCGAAAGCTGAAAATGATGCTCTTCGGCGCAAGCTTGATAATGGTGGCAGGGTGCTCGTCAAAGGAAAATGCCCTGTGCCATCCTCAGACGAAACCTCCAGCGCCTCCGGCATGGGCAATGATGCCACCGTCGAACTCTCTCCAGTTGCTGGACGAAACGTTCTCGGTGTCCGGGACGGAATTATCCGCGACCAAACAGCACTGAGAACGCTTCAGGAATACATCAGGACGCAATGCCTTCGATGATAGCGATAATTCTACTCATCATCCTTCACATCTGGCTCTGTAGACAGGGTGGTGATCACTTCTGGAGTGAATCCAGATTAAACATCTCATTGCTGATGCTTGAAGTTGAGCATCTGGCGCGCGGTAAGGGGCTGCGTTGAGATAAGAGCCAGTTCATTACAAATCCTATCTACGGGTGGGCTTGATAATGAAACCGGAGTTAATTTCTGGTCACTAATTAACGGCAGTACAGCGAAACAACCCAAGCCAGTAAGCGGGGAAATAACACTGGCAGCCACTGAAAGATGAACCTCCTGCCTTATGGCAAAAAAGATTCTTTGTGGTGGCGGACTGATGGAAAGACATCGGATAGAATCAAGCAGTGGCTAGGGTAGTTCCCGAAAAGCGGACTCGTCACCGCCTGCCACTGAATCTATGGCGAACAACTAGACGAGGTTGTGATGGATGATAACGGAAACCAATGGATCAATGTTGAACACCGGCTACCAGAAAGCAAAGAAGGGATGTGGTCTAAAGAGGTTATAGCTCTTACTGATACTGGTGACGTGTTCAAACTATCATGTATGGGCTCTTACTGGCAGAGAACCAAGGCATTCATCGATTCAGGAGCAAGCAAGGTTACACACTGGATGCCGCTTAATTACCCAGATGATTAAAACGGATGAAAAATGAAAGGTCGCTCAGGCGGCCTTTTTTATTGCCATCACAAAAGCCATTCCCTACAGAGTGGCTTTGATAATGGCTTATACCCTACACGGGATAACTTAACTGATATCCCTTTTAACGGATAAACTGAGCCAACAATGGCAGAGATTATTCCCATGACTGAAGAACAGAAATTCCAGTTAGAGATTTACAAGCTGGTCATGAACCAGAACGCAGCCGCAGAAGAAGCATTTCAATTCATTGGCACTGACGAACTGAAGCTTGAGCTATTCAAAATTCACTTCCAGTCAGGCGGCGCTAATTCAGATATCACGACCCGCACTATCGAAGCGGTGCGTAAATCGAAGGAAGCGTTAGACCTGTTCACCACCGGAGTGTAAGAGATGACTGAACAAGAAATGCCGAGATACCAGTGCCACAAAAAAGTTCGCGCCCTGAAGATTGGCTCTATAGAACATAAGCCAAACCCAGATCAGTCTGGTAAGACTGGCTCTTCTAGTTATGGGGCAATTATTCATCCGGATGATAAGAAATACGCAGCATTTGATGTTAGCGCGGAATATATCTGTAAGCACCGACCAATGTCTGGAGGCTATTACGTTGTCTATGAGGATGGATATGAATCATATTCTCCTGCTGAGGTATTTGAGTCTGGATATTCAAAATTATAGGAACCCTCTATGACAAGCGTCGTTGATCTTGGTAAGGAGAAGAAATTCCCAATTACTCAAGAGCTATACGAGCGGCTTGAAAGCGTCATCCATGATTACGATGGTGAAATCAGTTTATGCGAGGCGATTGGCGCACTCGAATTGCTGAAGCAGTCACTGATTGAAGGCGCGAAAGAGTCCTTAACCTGAATAACGATTAAGTGAGATGAATATGGCAGCACCAAAGGGCAACCGATTTTGGGAGGCCCGCAGTAGTCATGGGCGAAACCCTAAATTCGAATCGCCTGAGGCGCTGTGGGCTGCTTGTTGTGAATACTTCGAGTGGGTTGAAGCTAACCCGCTATGGGAGATGAAGGCGTTCTCGTATCAGGGTGAAGTGATACAAGAGCCTATCGCCAAGATGCGAGCGATGACCATTACCGGCCTCACTCTGTTCATTGATGTGACGCTTGAAACATGGCGCACATATCGCCTGCGAGAAGATTTATCTGAAGTCGTTACGCGAGCAGAGCAGGTCATCTACGACCAGAAATTCTCTGGCGCAGCCGCTGACCTTCTCAACGCTAACATCATCGCCCGTGATTTGGGCCTCAAAGAGCAGTCGCAAGTTGAAGACGTGACACCTGATAAGGGAGATCGCGATAAGCGACGCTCTCGTATCAAGGAGCTATTCAACCGTGGAACTGGACGCGATTCTTGATAACCTGAGCGACGAAGAGCAAATCGAATTGCTCGAGCTACTCGAAGAAGAAGAAAACTACCGGAACACACACCTGCTATATGAATTTACGCCATACAGCAAACAGCGTGAGTTCATCGACGCCGGGCATGACTATCCAGAGCGCTGCTTTATGGCTGGTAACCAGCTTGGTAAGTCATTTACTGGTGCTGCTGAAGTCGCGTTTCACCTTACCGGGCGTTATCCGGGAACAAAAGGCTATCCGGCTGATGGTAAATATGGCGGGGAGTGGAAAGGTAAGCGTTTCTATGAGCCTGTTGTCTTCTGGATTGGTGGCGAGACAAACGAGACTGTAACCAAAACGACTCAACGCATCCTGTGCGGTCGTATTGAAGAGAATGATGAGCCTGGCTACGGTTCCATACCGAAAGAGGACATCATTAGCTGGAAGAAGTCTCCTTTCTTTCCGAACCTTGTTGATCATCTTCTGGTTAAGCATCACACGGCTGATGGCGTTGAAGATGGCATTTCAATCTGCTACTTCAAACCATACTCGCAAGGCCGCGCTCGCTGGCAGGGTGACACAATCCACGGCGTGTGGTTTGACGAAGAGCCACCATACAGCATTTATGGCGAAGGCCTTACCCGTACCAACAAATACGGGCAATTCTCAATTCTGACGTTTACCCCGCTGATGGGGATGTCTGACGTTGTTACCAAGTTCCTGAAGAATCCCAGCAAGTCGCAGAAAGTGGTCAACATGACCATCTATGACGCTGAGCACTATACCGACGAGCAGAAAGAGCAAATCATCGCATCCTATCCAGAGCATGAGAGAGAGGCTCGAGCTCGAGGTATTCCTACGATGGGTAGTGGTCGAATCTTCCAGATACCGGAAGAGACGATTAAGTGTCAGCCGTTCGAGTGTCCTGATCACTTCTACGTAATTGGCGGTATGGATTTCGGATGGGATCACCCACAAGCGCAGGTTCAGCTTTGGTGGGATAAGGACGCAGACACAATCTACGTTTCACGCGTGTGGAAGGCGAAAGAAAAAACAGCCGTTCAGGCATGGGGAGCGGTTAAATCATGGGCGCATAAAGTGCCAACAGCATGGCCTCATGACGGAAACCAGCATGAGAAGGGCGGCGGTGAGCAGCTCAAAGGGCAGTATGCAGACGCTGGTTTTATGATGTTGCAGGAGCATGCGACATGGCCTGATGGCGGTAATGCTGTGGAGCCTGGCATCACTGAATTGCGCGACATGATGCTCGATGGTCGCTTCAAAGTATTCAACACCTGTGAGCCATTCTTTGAGGAGTTCCGCCTCTATCACCGTGATGAAAACGGGAAGATCGTCAAGCTTAACGACGACGTTCTCTCAGCCGTTCGCTATGCATACATGATGCGCCGCTTCGCAAAAATGATGCGCGACATCAAAAAACCAAAAGAGAAAAAGATACCAGCCCCAATCAGGCCCATCGCACGGAGAACTTAAATGGCCGACGAAAACAGACTCAATTCCATTCTGTGTAAGTTTGACGCGGACTGGATGGCGAGCGATGAAGCCAGAACCGAGGCGACAAATGACCTGTATTTTAGCCGAGTGTCGCAATGGGATGACTGGCTATCAAACTACACGACCCTGCAATATCGCGGACAATTCGATGTTGTTCGCCCGGTGGTCAGGAAACTGGTCGCAGAGATGCGCCGGAACCCTATCGACGTTCTCTTCCGACCAAAAGACGGCGCTAATCCTGATGCTGCCGATGTGTTGATGGGAATGTATCGTACCGATATGCGCCATAACACGGCAAAGATTGCCGTTAACGTTGGAGTTCGTGAGCAGATAGAGTCCGGCGTTGGTGCATGGCGTCTGGTCACCCAGTACGAAGACAACGACCCAACAAGCAACAATCAGGTAATCCGACGCCTTCCAATCCATGAAGCCTGCTCACACGTCATATGGGACGCCAACAGCAAGCAGATGGATAAGAGCGACGCTAAGCACTGCACGGTGATTAACGCCTTGTCGCGCAATGGCTGGAAAGAGTTCGCAGAGGATTACGGTATTGATCCTGACACCCTGCCATCTTTCCAGAATCCGAACGACACATGGCTGTTTCCGTGGGTATCGAATGATGTCGTCTACGTCGCTGAGTATTACGAGGTAGAAGAGAAGAAGGAGAAAGTCTTCATCTACCGCGACCCGCTGACAGGTGAGCCGGTCAGCTATTACCAGCAGGATATCAAAGACGTCATCGACGACCTGGCTAATCGTGGATTCATTAAGGTAGCAGAGCGCAAGGTGAAGCGTCGGCGTGTGTATAAGTCGATCATCACCTGCACGCAGATACTGAAAGACCGCGAGAAGATAGCCGGAGAGCATATTCCAATCGTTCCAGTGTATGGCGAATGGTCATTCGCTGGTGACAAGGAGTGCTACGAAGGAGTGGTAAGGCTGACGAAAGACGGTCAGCGCCTTCGTAACATGATCATGTCATTCAACGCCGATATTGTTGCTCGTTCACCGAAGAAGAAACCGACCTTCTTCCCAGAGCAAATCGAAGGCTACGAATACATGTACGGTGGAAATGATGACTATCCGTACTATTTGCAGAACAAGACCGATGAAAACGGTAACGACCTGCCGATTGGTCCAATCTCCTACATGGAAAACCCTGAAGTGCCGCAAGCCAACGCTTACATGCTTGAGGCTGCCACCAACGCAGTGAAAGAGGTGGCTAGTCTTGGCGTGGATGCGCAGGCGGCAAACTCTCAGGTCGCTTTCGATACCGTCAATCAACTGAACATGCGGGCAGACCTTGAGACATACGTGTTTCAGGATAACCTGGCTACCGCAATGCGACGTGATGGCGAGATTTATGCCTCAATGGTCAATGATATTTATGACGTTCCTCGTCATGTAACGCTGACACTTGAAGATGGAAGCGAGAAAGACGTTCAACTCTATGCGCAAGTTGTCGATTACCAGTCCGGCAATGTGGTCACACTCAACGACATTCGCGGTCGCTATGAGTGCTATACAGACGTCGGACCATCCTTCCAGAGCATGAAGGAACAGAACCGCGCAGAGATTCAGGAGTTGCTCACCAAGGTTCCGCAAGGTACTCCAGAGTTCCAGATGCTGATGCTGCAATACTTCACGCTGCTTGACGGTAAAGGCGTCGAGATGATGCGAGAGTACGCGAACAAGCAACTGGTGATGATGGGGCTGAAGAAACCAGAAACACCTGAAGAGATGGAGATGGTACAACAGGCGCAACAGCAGCCGCAGCAGCCATCAGCAGAGCAAATTCAGGCGCAGGGTATCCTTCTGCAAGGTCAGGCTGAATTGCTCAAGGCAGAGAACCAACAGGCGCAGATTCAGGTTGAAGCTGCCAAGGTTGAAGCACAAAACCAACTCAACGCGGCGAAGATTGCGGAAATCTTCAACAATATGGACCTCGACAAGCAGGCAGAACTGCGTGAGTACCTCAAGCTCGTAGGTCAATTCCAGCAACAGCGCAGCAAAGATGCTCGTGCTAACGCTGAGCTGCTTCTTAAAGATGCAGACCAGACTCATTCACAACGCATGGATTTCGCGAATCTTATGCGTCAAGTTCAAATCCCCTCCGGCGGAGTAGCCGAGACACCTCAATAAGAGAGAGTTAATCATGGACCAAACCACCGACATTCAGGCTTCTGAAGAATTAACCCTGCCCGGCAATCATGCAGCGGCATCTGCTGATGGCTTAGTTGTCGATAATGCCAACGACAACGCAGGTCAGGAAGAAGGCTTCGAGATTGTCCTGAAAGACGATGAGAAACCAAAACAAGACCCGGCAACTAATGCTGAATTTGCCCGTCGCCGCATCGAACGCAAACGCCAGCGTGAGCTTGAGCAGCAGATGGAAGCAGTTAAGCGTGGAGAGTTGCCGGATCACCTGCGGGTGAACCCTGAGTTACCAAAACAACCAGACCCTAACGATTATCTTTCCGAAGATGCACTGGCTAAGTACGACTATGACCAGAGCCGCGCACTGGCTGCCTTCCAGCAGGCAAACAGTGAATGGCAGATCAAGGCTATGGACGCACGAAGCCAGGCTGTCGCCGAGCAGGGTCGCAAAACTCAGGAGTTCACCCAGCAATCAGCGCAATACGTCGAGGCAGCCCGTAAGCACTACGACGCAGCGGAAAAGCTCAATATCCCTGACTATCAGGAGAAAGAGGATGCATTCATGCAACTGGTGCCGCCAGCAGTCGGTGCCGACATCATGCGCCTCTTCCCGGAGAAATCCGCTGCTCTCATGTATCACCTTGGTGCTAATCCTGAGAAAACACGCCAGTTGCTGGCGATGGACTGGCAATCCGCGCTGATTGAACTCACTCGACTGTCAGAACGTTTAACTCTCAAGCCTCGAGCCAAGCCTGTTTCAGAAGCCCCGTTACCTGATGAACCCATTCAGGGACACGCTGTTGCTGCAAATATCTCTGCGATTGAAAAGCAGATGGAAGCGGCAGCAAACAAAGGGGATGTAGAGACATACCGCAAGCTCAAGGCGCAACTGAATAAAGGAATTCGATAATGGCATTAAATGAAGGTCAACTGGTCACGTATGCTCTGGATGAAATCATCGAAACCGTCCAGAACCTGACGCCAATGGCGTCCAAAGTGACAAAATACACCCCTCCGGCAGAATCCATGCAGCGTTCAAGCAACACCGTGTGGATGCCTGTTGAGCAGGAAGCGCCAACCCAGACTGGCTGGGATTTAACTGGCAACGCAACCGGGATTCTGGAACTCTCCGTGAAATGCAACATGGGCGATCCGGATAACGATTTCTTCGAGCTTCGTGCAGATGACCTGCGTGATGAGCGTTCTTACCGTCGCCGCATCCAGGCATCCGCCAAAAAACTGGCGAATAACATTGAGTCAGCGATTGCCAAACAGGCAACTGAAATGGGCTCGCTTGTTGTTCACGATACCCGCGCAATTGGTCCATCTACTGGCCTGTCTGGCTGGGATTTTGTGTCTGATGCAGAGCGCCTGATGTTCTCCCGTGAGCTAAACCGCGATATGGGCATCAGTTACTTCCTGAACCCTGACGATTACCGCAAAGCAGGCCGCAACCTGGTAGATGGTGACATCTTTGGGCGCGTTACTGAAGAAGCGTATCGCAACGGTACTATTCAGCGTCAGATTGCTGGCTTTGATGAAATTCTTCGCTCACCGAAACTTCCGGCAGTTACCAAGTCAACCGCTACTGGTGTAACTGTTTCTGGTGCGCAGAAGTTTAAGCCGCAGGCATACACCCTTGATACCGATGGTAACAAAGAGAACGTCGATAACCGTGTTGCAACGGTGACCGTATCCTCCACCACCGGATTTAAGCGCGGCGACAAAATCAGCTTCACTGGTGTGAAATTCCTGTCTCAGATGGCGAAGAACGTGCTGACTGATGATGCGACTTTCTCAATCACCCGTGTGATCGATGGTACTCACATCGAAATCACGCCGAAGCCGATTGCGCTGGATGACGCGTCACTGACAAAAGAAGAGAAGGCTTACGCTAACGTAAACACCTCTCTTGCTGATAGCACTCCGGTAAACGTTCTGAACGTGGCAACAACCACCGCTAACGTGTTCTGGGCTGATGACTCAATCCGTCTGCTGTCTCAGCCGATCCCGGTAACCCATGAACTGTTTGCTGGCATGAAAACGTCTTCCTTCAGCATTCCTGGTATTGGTGTTAACGGCATCTTCGCAACGCAGGGTGATATCAACACTCTGTCTGGTAAGTGCCGTATTGCTGTGTGGTATTCAGCATGTGCTGTACGACCAGAGGCAATTGGTGTTGGTCTGCCTAACCAGACTGCGTGATAACCAGAGGGAGCTTCGGCTCCCTTTTTTATCTGGAGACAAGCATGACACACATGATCTTTCGTCATGGCGACATGAAGAAGTGGAAAGGCGTTGGCTACGACTTTGAAATCGTGAAAGCCGAAGAGCTTCAGGAATATCTGGATGCTGGCTGGTTTGCACATCCTGATGATCTTCTGAAGGATGTTGCAGAGCCAGAGCCAGAGCCAGAGCCAGAGCCAGAGCCAGAAGAAAAACAGCGTAAAAAGCCTGGTCGAAAACCTAAGGCGGCAGCAGATGAACCTGACAACGAAGGGTGATTTAGTTCTTGCGGCATTACGTAAGCTCGGTGTGGCATCAAATGCCACGTTAACCGATGTCGAACCGCAGTCTATGGAAGACGGCGTCAACGACCTTGAAATGATGATGGCGGAATGGCTTGGCGGTGATGCGTCACCAGGTATCAACGTTGGCTACATTTTCGCTGATGCAGATGTCGCTCCAGATCCGGGCGATGAGCACGGTTTATCAAATAACGCTATCAATGCCGTCATTTTCAACCTTGCCTGCCGCATTGCTCCAGATTATGCGCTGGAAGCTTCTGCAAAACTTATAACCACTGCCAGATACGGGAAAGAGCGACTCGTCAAACTGTCTGCAATGGACAGAGCAAAAGCCGCTAAATGTAAGTCTGGTTATCCAAACCGTATGCCTGTTGGTAGCGGTAATCAGTTGGCGAAGTGGAACGGTTGGAATTACTTCCACCGGAAGGAACCTTGCGATAACGGGAGCGAATAAATGCCGATTCAGCAACTTCCGCTTATGAAAGGTGTCGGCAAAGACTTTCGAAACGCCGACTATATCGACTATCTGCCAGTGAATATGTTGGCTACACCCAAAGAAATCCTGAACAGCAGCGGATATCTTCGCTCATTCCCGGGCATTGCCAAACGTTCTGATGTGAACGGCGTATCGCGCGGCGTCGAGTACAACATGGCGCAGAGTGCTGTTTATCGCGTGTGTGGTGGCAAGCTCTACAAAGGAGAAAGTGAAGTCGGTGATGTTTCCGGAAGTGGTCGTGTATCAATGGCGCATGGTCGGACATCTCAGGCGGTTGGCGTTAACGGGCAACTGGTCGAGTATCGCTATGATGGCACGGTTAAAACCGTCTCAAACTGGCCTACAGACAGCGGATTCACGCAGTATGAGTTAGGCTCAGTCCGCGACATTACGCGCTTACGTGGGCGTTATGCGTGGTCAAAAGACGGAACTGATTCATGGTTCATCACTGACCTTGAAGACGAATCGCATCCTGACCGCTACAGCGCACAATATCGTGCAGAATCGCAGCCTGACGGCATCATTGGCATCGGAACATGGCGAGACTTCATCGTCTGTTTTGGTTCATCGACGATTGAGTATTTTTCCCTGACGGGTGCAACCACCGTTGGTGCTGCTTTGTATGTCGCACAGCCATCTCTTATGGTGCAGAAAGGCATTGCCGGAACTTACTGCAAAACGCCATTCGCTGATTCTTATGCGTTCATCAGCAATCCGGCAACGGGTGCACCGTCTGTATACATCATTGGCTCCGGGCAGGTGTCACCAATCGCCAGCGCGAGCATTGAGAAAATCCTCCGCTCCTACACTGCTAATGAACTGGCTGATGGTGTAATGGAATCGCTGCGATTTGATGCGCATGAGCTTCTGATTATCCATCTTCCGCGTCACGTCCTTGTGTACGACGCATCTTCAAGCGCCAATGGTCCTCAATGGTGTGTGCTGAAAACAGGGCTGTATGACGATGTGTACCGCGCTATCGACTTCATTTACGAAGGCAATCAGATAACGTGCGGCGATAAGCTGGAATCGGTTACCGGCAAATTGCAGTTCGATATCAGCAGCCAGTACGACAAGCAACAGGAACACCTGCTGTTTACTCCACTGTTCAAAGCGGATAACGCCAGAGTGTTCGACCTTGAGGTTGAATCGTCAACTGGCGTTGCGCAGTACGCCGACCGCCTGTTCCTCTCTGCAACCACTGACGGCATAAATTACGGTCGTGAGCAGATGATTGAGCAGAATGAACCATTCGTTTACGACAAACGCGTTTTGTGGAAGAAAGTAGGGCGCATCAGGAAAAACATTGGTTTCAAATTGCGCGTTATCACGAAGTCACCTGTCACTCTGTCTGGCGCTCAGATAAGGATTGAGTAATGGCGGATTCGAATCTCAATGTGCCGGTAATCATCCAAGCTACGCGGCTCGATACATCAGTCCTTCCACGCAATATCTTCTCGCAGTCGTATCTGCTTTACGTTATCGCACAGGGCACTGATGTTGGTAACGTGGCTAACAAGGCCAACGAGGCCGGACAGGGCGCTTATGACGCACAAGTCAGGAACGATGAGCAGGATGTGATTCTCGCTGACCATGAGCAGCGAATTTCTGCTGCGGAAGCAACGCTTGTTAATCATGAGGAGCGAATCAGCCAGGCAGAATCAACTCTTCAGGAACATGAAACACGAATAGCTCAGAATGAAAGCGATATTGCGTCTCTTGATACCAGAGTTCAGTCGCTCGAATCGCAGGTTTCAGACCATGAAACGCGCATCGATGCTCTGGAGTATGCCACTACTCGCAAAAAGTCAGAGGTTGTTTACTCTGGCGTATCTGTAACCATCCCGACAGCGCCGACCAACCTTGTTAGCCTGCTGAAAACGCTCACTCCGTCATCCGGCACGTTGGCACCGTTCTTCGACACCGTTAACAACAAGATGGTTGTGTTCAACGAGAACAAAACCTTGTTCTTCAAGCTGTCGATCGTCGGGACGTGGCCCAGCGGAACCGCCAACAGGTCAATGCAGCTAACCTTTTCCGGCTCTGTTCCTGACACACTGGTAAGCAGTCGCAACTCGGCGACAACAACCGATAACATCTTGTTAGCTATGTTCTTCAGCGTGGATAAAGACGGCTTTCTTGCCACAAATGGCAGCACGTTAACCATTCAGTCAAATGGTGCGGCGTTTACTGCCACAACCATCAAGATAATCGCGGAGCAGTAATGATTCAGTTCAAACCAACGCGAAACATCGACCTGATCGAAGCAGTCGGAAATCACCCTGACATTATTGCCGGAAGCAACAATGGTGATGGATACGATTACAAGCCTGAATGCCGTTACTTTGAGGTTAACGTGCACGGTCAGTTTGGCGGCATTGTTTACTATCAGGAGATTCAGCCGCTGACATTCGATTGCCACGCCATGTACCTGTCAGAGATTCGCGGCTTCAGCAAGGAAATCGGGCTGGCGTTCTGGCGATACATTCTGACTAACACCACCGTTCAGTGCGTCACATCGTTCGCTGCGCGCAAATTCCGCCACGGTCAGATGTACTGCGCAATGATTGGCCTTAAGCGTGTAGGAACCATCAAGAAATACTTCAAAGGCGTGGATGACGTGACGTTTTACAGCGCCACACGCGAAGAACTAATCGACTTCCTGAATCACGGGAGATAGCTATGTTATATGCATTTAAGCTGGGCAGAAAACTGCGCGGCGAGGAACCTTATTGCCCTGAAAAAGGCGGGAAAGGTGGCAGCTCTGATAAAAGCGCAAAGTATGCAGCAGAAGCTCAGAAGTATGCCGCAGACCTGCAAAATCAGCAGTGGCAGACGATCATGAAAAACCTTGCTCCGTTCACGCCGCTTGCGGAGCAGTATGTTAACCAGCTTCAGAATCTTTCCAGTTTAGAAGGTCAGGGGCAGGCACTTAATCAGTATTACAACTCTCAGCAGTATAAAGACCTTGCAGGTCAGGCGCGTTACCAGAGTCTTGCTGCTGCGGAGGCGACGGGTGGACTTGGTTCGACAGCCACAAGCAATCAACTGGCTACGATCGCGCCGACACTCGGTCAGTCTTGGTTATCAAATCAGATGAGCAATTACAACAATCTGGCAAACGTTGGGCTTGGTGCGCTGCAAGGTCAGGCAAACGCCGGGCAGACGTACGCCAACAACATGAGCAGCATTGCACAGCAAAGCGCAGCACTTGCCGCTGCTAATGCCAATAAACCATCAAGTCTTCAGACTGCAATTAGCGGCGGCACGTCTGGTGCGATTGCCGGTGCAGGTCTTGCCAGCCTTTTGGGAACATCAACGCCTTGGGGCGCTGGCATTGGTGCTGGTATCGGATTGCTTGGCTCGTTGTTTTAAGGGGTAATCATGGCTACTTGGCAAGGATCAAATGGCGGATTGTTAGCTGGTATCGGCGGCGTCAACTCAAACGCTCCGAGCGTAAATGACATCGGCAATACGCTTCAGCTTATCAGGCAGAACAATGATATTGAGCGTTCAGGCGCTAACAATGTTGGGCTTACTGCTTTGCAAGGCCTTTCAGGCATTGCAGGGGTGTTTCAGCAGGAAAAGCAGGCTCAGCGGCAGAAAGAATTTCAGCAGGCGTACGCTAATGCTTATGCGTCTGGTGATCGCGGTGCTTTGCGTCAGTTGGCTACTCAATATCCAGACCAGATTGAATCCGTCCGTAAAGGCATGGGGTTCATTGATGAAGACCAGCGTAATTCTATCGGCACCTTAGCGGCTGGCGCACGCCTTGCGTCATCGTCTCCAGAAGCAATGCAATCATGGCTGCAAAACAACGCCGGTGAGTTAGCTCGTGTTGGCGTTAATCCTCAGGACGTCGCTCAGATGTACCAACAGAACCCGCGGCAGTTCGGCGAATTTGTCGATCACCTGGGGATGAACAGTCTCGGACCCGAAAAATACTTTGACCTACAGGATAAAATGCAGGGTCGCCAGGTTACCATGCGCGGTCAGGATCTGGATTCGCAAACCGCCGCTCGGAATCAGGCAATCACAATGCGCGGGCAAGATATCCAGGCGAATTTAGGTCAGCAGCGCATTAATCTGGACGCAGAAACAAACCGCATTAACAACGAAAATAAGCGCCTTGACCGGATGCTATCAGCAGAAACTAACGACCTGAAGCGCCAGGAAATACAGAGCCGCATAGCAGCCAACAACCAGCAGTTGCAGCAGAAGCAGCAAGCGCTAAATGATGGCTACAAAGACGGCATCAACACCCTCACAACCAGCATGTTCACTCTGAACGATATCGTTAGTTCTCCTTCACTTAAGAGCATTACAGGCTTACGTGGAGTAATCCCCAACGTTCCAGGCTCACAGGCTGCAGACACTCAGGCACGACTTGATACCTTTAAATCCCAAGCATACCTGACAGCGGTTCAGGCCATGCGAGGCATGGGCGCACTTTCTGATGCCGAGGGCAAAAAGCTCGACCAGGCTGTTGGTTCGCTGCAGAACTCGCAGAGCGAGGAGTCCTTTCGTCGCAACGCTGGCGTCATCCTGAACACGCTCAACCAGAAGCGTAATGAGGCGGTTGGTAAGTACGTTCAGCAAAACGGTATCAAGCGAGTGGAAGCGCCTCAGGCTTCTATAGATTACCTGAAGCAACACCCCGAGCTGTCAATCGACTTCATTAATCGCTACGGATATCTTCCATCTTTGGGGCAGTAAATGGCTAATTACCGTGATTTGTTAGAGCAGGCTGGCGCACGTTACGGTGTGCCAGAAGGGTTGATGACTGCACTGGGTGCCAAGGAGTCTTCTTACAACCCTGCCGCAGTAAGCTCCGCCGGGGCTGTAGGATTGACTCAGGTCATGCCTGGGACATGGCGTGATATGGGTTATACCGATGAGCAAATGCAAAACCCCGAATATCAGGCTGACGCTGGCGCGCGCTATCTGGCAAAGATGTACCAGCAGTTTGGTAACTGGCGTGACGCTCTTCAGGCTTATCACGACGGTCCCGGCAACGTTATGAAGGCAAAGCGTGGTGAATATACGCCAGGGCCTGAAGGCCGCGGTTACGTTGATGATCGCTTTGCTCAATGGGCGGGTGACCCGGTGACAGACTCAACAGTAGAACAGCGCGCCACCTCTGCAAAGGTACATCCTCAGCAAGACCCTAACAACCCGTTTGCACAACTGGAAGCACAGTCATCCGAACAAGTATCGGCATCAGGCGTGCAGTCAGACCCAAATAATCCATTTGCTCAGATTGAGCAGCAGGCAGCCAGTCAGCAGCCACCTCAACCCGTAAGTTCTGTCGCACCGAAACCTGTTCAGCAGCAAGGCGGAATAATGTCTGACCTTGGTAATGGACTTGCTGAAACCGGGCGCGGCTTACTACAGGCAGGAATCAACGTAGCGAACATACCTGCTGAACTCACTGATGCTGTAACAAGCGCGGCGGCTTGGGCTGGCGGTAAACTCGGCATTGGCGATGGTACATATCAACCAGCACCACGAGTAACAACGCAGGGATTAGAGCAGGACTTTGGCCTTCAGCAAGGCGCGCTGACTCCACAAACGACAGAGGGAAGGGTATTTGCTGAAGCATTGCCTTACCTCACTCCTGCTGGCGTTGAGAGAGCGGCAGCACAGGCACCAACACTTGCTGGTCGAATTGCTCAGGGGGCAACTCGCCTTCTCGCAGAAAACGCAGTTGGATCACTTGCTGCAAACAGTGCGAAAGATGATGCGGAAGCACTCGCCACCGATTTAGGCGTTGGTGTGCTGGCTGGCGGTGCTATTAACGCTGCCGGACGTGGATTAGGTGCTGCTTATCGTGGTGTTCGTGGTTCGATAGCACCAGAAGCGCAACAGGCTATCAGATTTGCAGAACGTGAAGGAGTTCCTCTGCACACCACAGACCTGTTACAACCCATTTCCCGCGTCGGAAAAATGGCGCAGACGACAGCGGAAAATATCCCCCTGGCTGGCACAAGCGGAATGAGAGCAACGCAACAGGAAGCGAGAAGCCAGTTGGTGCAGAGATTTGCTGATAAATTCGGTGAGTATGATCCAGCTGTTGTTATTGACAGCCTTAAAGCGAAAACATCAGGAATTCGTCGTGCTGCAGGGAACCGTCTTGAGCAGGTTCAGAATGCTATGGCGGGAATAAACATTCAGCCTGCAAGAGCAATTCAGCAGATTGATACAGAAATATCTAACCTGCAGAAGCTTGGTAAGGTTGCTGATAACGAGACTATTTCAAAACTTCAGTCCTATCGTGATGAGCTTGTTCGCAATGCTGGTCCTGATGGTCCGGTAAATCTGGATTTGAAGCAATTAAGCGATCTGCGCAGCCAGTTCAGAATGGACGTGAAGGGGGAGCGACCAGTGTTACCAAACCGTTCCGATGCTGCCATTCAGCGCGTTTACAAGGCAATGACCGACGATATCAATGGTGCCATTGGTCAGAATCTTGGCAACGATACTCTCCGTAAATATCAGCAGGCCAATGCCGTCTACGCTGACGAAGCGGCGAAACTAAAGAATACCAGGCTGAAGAATGTTCTCATGAAAGGCGACCTGACGCCGGAAGTTGTCAACAACATGCTATTCAGCAAGAACAAATCGGAAATTAAGACGCTGTATAACTCAGTTGGTCGTGTTGGCAGGGCGCAAATGCGCAATGGCATCATTGGAAAGGCGATGGAGAAATCAGGTGGTTCCCCTGACCAGTTCCTTCGACAGCTTAACATCCTGCAAAACCAGACTGGCATCACATTTAAAGGTCAGGAAGCCGCTTATCTGAAAGGATTGAAAAACTACCTGCAATCCACGCAGCAGGCTGCAAAAGCGGCAGTAACAACACCAACAGGGCAGCAAACCATCCCGTTCATTATCGGATATGGGACAGCAATGAACCCTGCGACAACTGGCGCAGCGGTAAGCTACGGACTTCTTACTCGCGCCTATGAGAGCGAGCCATTCAGAAATGCAATGCTCCGAATGGCAAACACCCCACGCGGATCAACAGCGTTCGAGAAAGCCATGCAGCAGGCACAAAAGGCCATTAACGCCCTGACTCAGGGGGCTAAGTCTGATGCGCTGTCAGAATAGCTTCGCAAACACCATGAACGTGCAAAAACCAAATATGTAGAACGCAATATTCAGCATATCTCTGTGCATAAATCCTCCGTAACGGATGGTTATCTGCTGTCTTTTTTATATAGCTTCTTGAGCGTATCAAAGACAATTTTCTTAACCATATCAGATTGTTGTTCTGCCATACGCTCTGCATCGTCAATGTAAACTGATGCAGAGCTTTGTTTATCCAATGATTCCTCAATCGCTGCAATTATCTCTGAGTTCAGCGACCTGTTATTCATCTTCGCACGCTGCTTAATTTTCGAGTGGAGTTCATGCGGAAGTCTCAAGTGAAACTGCGCCTCGTCGTATTTGCTGTACATCCTTGATGCCTCACCAGTTGGGTGGAATGGCATCGTAACCTACTGGATAAATACTCAATAGTACCATTTCGGTATGCAATCACATCATGGTTGCATCATATCATTCGTCTGGAGCAATGAAATGTCAGATATCACCGCAAATGTTGTGGTAAGCATGCCTTCGCAACTCTTCACTATGGCTCGTTCTTTTAAAGCCGTAGCCAATGGCAAAATTTATATCGGTAAAATTGACACTGACCCGGTAAACCCTGAAAACCAGATTCAGGTTTATGTGGAGAACGAAGATGGTTCTCACGTTCCTGTTTCGCAACCAATCATCATTAACGCTGCTGGATATCCGGTATATAACGGACAGATTGCCAAGTTCGTAACTGTGCAAGGCCATTCTATGGCTGTTTATGATGCGTACGGTGTGCAGCAGTTCTATTTTCCGAATGTGCTGAAGTACGACCCTGATCAATTTCGAAGTGAGCTGTCTGAAGAAGATGGTGCAACTAAAATTGGATACTTGGCCGGTACAGTAGCGGATAGTTTGTCATATTGGGCAACGCCAGAGCAATATGGAGCAATTGGAGATGGTGTAGCTGATGATACAGTGGCGGTGACTAATGCTATTATGACTGGAAGATGCCTCATGAAGAGAGGTTCCACATATCGTATGGTGATGAATGAGGAAAATGTCATCACTCCCCCAGCTGGTGCATATATTGATTTTAACGGTGCTAGAATAACTCATGAGAAAACTGGGTACCTTGTTTTTCTTAACAAAAACCAAGACGCTGTCTCTTATACACATCTCCGAGC